TTATGGTGATGGCTCTTAAAGCCCCGCAGCAAAGCTTAAAAGATTGGGGGGATCAGAAATGGCGGACAAAAAGTGGTAAACCGTCTAGCAAAACTGGCGAACGATACCTCCCGGAGGCGGCAATTAAGTCTCTTACACCTTCAGAATACGCTGCAACGACAAAGGCAAAACGAGCTGGAAAAAGCGCAGGTAAGCAGTTTGTTAAACAACCGGCAAAAATTGCCGCTAAGACTGCGAGATTTAGATGACCACTAGCGGTTCAACCGACTTTAATCTTGAGTTTACGGATATAGCCGAAGAAGCCTTTGAGCGGGCTGGTCGGGAGATGCGCTCGGGTTACGACTTGCGTACTGCACGTCGTTCGATGAACCTGCTAACCATTGAGTGGGCAAATCGTGGCATTAATATGTGGACGATTGAGCAGGGCACGAAGAATTTGGTACAGGGCACTGCGACGTACGATTTACCGAACGACACCATTGACTTGCTTGAGCACGTTATAAGAACGGGAGCCGGTAATGCCTCTACGCAAGCTGACCTCACACTTACCCGGATTAGTGTATCCACCTACGCCACAATCCCAAACAAACTTTCTCAAGCACGACCGATACAGATTTACATCAGCCGCAACTCTGGAGCGACCTATCCCGCCACCAGCAGCTATTCTCCATCTGCAACAGCCTACCCCCAATTCACAGTTTGGCCCGTACCTGACCAAGGTACCGAAGCCGCGCCCTATTATCAAGTAGTCTACTGGCGGATGCGCCGCGTTCAGAACGCTGGCGATGGGATTCAAACTCAAGATATGCCGTTTAGATTCCTGCCTTGTATTACAGCAGGGTTGGCGTATTACATCGCGCAGAAGATTCCTGAAGGGTTAGAGCGGCTTCAAATGCTTAAAGCTGCTTATGAAGAGCAGTGGAATTTTGCCGCTGGTGAGGATCGTGAAAAAGCAGCAGTTCGGTTTGTGCCTCGTAGGATGTATCTGGGTAACACCGGGAGCTTCTAATGCCCAATCAGTTTGCAGCGGGTAAATATGCCATCGCACAATGCGATAGGTGTAACTTTCGCTTTAAACTGAAACAACTTAAATCACTTGTTATTAAGACTAAGAACGTTAATATTCTTGTCTGTCCTGAGTGCTGGGAACCCGACCAGCCGCAGCTCCAGCTTGGTATGTATCCGGTGTATGACCCGCAAGCTATACGTAACCCCAGAGTTGATTCCAACTCGTATTATCAATCGGGTGTTAATGGGTTAAGAATTGAGCCTGTCAATAATGATTCAAGCCAAGATGAGAATGGGGTTCCATTAGGTGGCAGTCGAGTTATACAATGGGGTTGGTATCCTGTTGGTGGGGCGCGGTGGTTCGATACAGGACTTACGCCAAATGATTTGATTGGAGTTGGGGCTGTTAATTCAGTCACCGTTTCTTAGGAGTCCATAATGGATAAGAAAGATTTAGCGCAAGACAAAAAGATGATTGCCGGTGCTGTGCACAAGCATGAGAAAGCCAAGCATAAAGGTGCCCCACTGACTAAGCTCAAGAAGGGTGGTCCGACGGGTATGGATATGCGGAAGATGGGTCGGAATATGGCTCGTGCCCGTAATCAGGGGATGCGGTAATGGCTAGCTACAGCATGAAAAAAGGCGGTAAAGAAGTTGGCCCTGCGTCAACTTATGCCGAACCCCACACAATGAAGGGTAAAAAGACCAAGGTTGAAGCTAACCCTGGTTCTGGTCCTGATCATAGTGCAGTTGATACCGTTGACATGACGATTGGCAATAAAACCAAACGAGTCAACAACGAGGTAAAAACTTCGGGTATTAAGATGCGCGGTGCGGGTGCTGCCACTAAAGGTGTTATGAGTCGGGGTCCGATGGCGTGAATTACGCTGAATTAAAAACTGCGATCCGAGGGTACGTCGAAAACGACTTCCCGACGATAAATATGACAGACTCCGGCACGGTCTGGAGTTCTGACGATCAGCTTGCTACGTTTGTTCAGCAGGCTGAGCAGCGCATTTTTAATTCAGTACAATTCCCATCCATACGTAAAAACGTTACTGGTAGTACGTCAGCTAATAATCCTTACCTGACATGCCCTGATGATTTTCTTGCGCCTTATAGTATGGCGGTTATTGATACGGATGGGCGGTATCACTACCTGCTTAATAAAGACGTTAACTTTATTCGTGAAGCCTACCCTATACCCACAGGGTCAGGGAATACAGGACGTCCACGGCATTACGCTATTTTTGGTCCCTATGTCGTTAGCCAGACAATTACAAACGAATTAAGTTTTATTCTCGGGCCAACACCCGATGCAAGCTACAACGTTGAGCTTCACTATTACTACTACCCAGAATCTATTGTGACGGCGGGTACGACGTGGCTTAGCGAAAACTTTGATACGGTGCTGCTGTACGGTGCGCTTCGTGAGGGGTATTTCTTCATTAAAGCTGAAGAACCTATGATGGCTGCTGTGCAGTCAAAATACGATGAGGCTATGACGCTTGCTAAACGTCTTGGTGATGGTATGGATCGTCAGGATGCCTACAGGTCTGGGCAAGTTCGGTATCCGGTGAGATAGTATGGCAATCGTTCAGACTATGTGCACAAGTTTTAAGGCAGAAGTAGCCCAAGGACTGCACAACTTTACAAGGAGTACGGGGGATGTTTTTTACCTTGCGCTCTACACCGCTAACGCTACCCTCGGAGCGGATACCACTGTCTATACGACATCAAACGAGGCGAGTGGAACCAATTACACCGCTGGTGGCATTGCACTTACAAACATCACGCCTCTTGCAGCCAACGGCACAGGTTATTGGTCGTTTGACGACGCAACCTTTTCAAACGTTACTCTTACATGCGCTGGGGCATTGATTTACAATTCAACGAATGGTAATCGTGCAGTTTGTGTTTTAAACTTTGGGCAGACAATAACCAAGACTGCCTCTAACCTTGTAGTTACTTTTCCGCCGATGGGCGCAACCGACTCTGTATTAAGGATTTCATGATGGAAAAAGCTAAAGCTAATGATGTCACTGCAAGCGGGTTAATTGCTCGTCCTGCTTCGTCGGAAGGTGCCCGTGCTATGGGTAAATTCACGTTTGAGTGCTATGACAAAGATGGCAAACTCAAGTGGACGGCTGAATCCAAGAACCTCGTTGTTAACGTTGGGCTTCAGTATATGGCTGGCACGGCGCTTGATGGTGCTACGGCACGTATCACTGCTTGGTATATTGGGCTTTATGGCGCAGGTGCTTCTAACACCCCGGCAGCTTCAGATACGCTAGCTTCACATGCGGGTTGGACTGAGATTACGCCTTACTCGGGTAGCCGCCCTGCCGCTACGTTTGCTGCTGCAACTACTGCAAACCCCTCAGTTGTTACGAACTCGGCAAGTAAAGCTTCATACAGCATTACAAGTACAGCTACGGTTGGTGGTGCGTTCTTGGCAAGTGCTGCTTCGGGTACGTCGGGCACTTTGTTCTCGGCTTCTGACTTCACTGGTGGGGACCGCTCGGTTGTTAACGGTGACACCTTGCAAGTAACCTACACCTTCAGCTTGTCAGCATGATATGGCCCTTGTCCTTGCGGATCGTGTACAGGAAACGACGACAACTACAGGCACCGGCACAGTAACACTTGCTGGTGCGGTATCGGGGTTCCAATCGTTCTCCGTTGTTGGTAACGGGAACACTACCTTTTACACGATTGTCGATTCAACCGCTGGTACTTGGGAGGTTGGCCTAGGTACTTACACATCGAGCGGGACAACGCTGGCACGGACCACGGTCCTTGCTTCAAGCAACTCAGGCAGCTTAGTTAATTTTGGTGCTGGCACCAAGCAAGTCTTTGTTACTTACCCTGCTTCGCAATACGGTAACGTTGTAGGTCCGGCTTCGGCGTCGGATTCCCGAATTGCTCTCTATGACGGCACGACGGGTCGGCTGCTAAAAAACTTTACGACAGGTGTTGCGTATCTATCGTCGGGTTCTGAAGCTTACGTTACAGCAATTGGGCAGATAACTGCCAAGTATTCATTCACGCTTGATAGCGCTGATACAACAGGATGGACACTAAATTCTGCAACCGCTGGCAATAGTGTTACGTTTAAGCCACCGTCATCAGGTGGAAACAACACATATATCTGGCCTGCCGGCCCTGGGTCTTCTGGGTATGCGCTAACGACCAATGGAACTGGGACGCTGTCTTGGACTGCTGTTGGTGGCGGTGGTGGCGCATCCACAATTCTTGAATCCAAGCAGACCATATCAAGCAACTACACACTAACGGCTGGGTATAACGGCATATCTGTCGGCCCAGTGACAATCTCATCGGGTGTGTCGGTCACGATTCCTTCAGGTGCTAAGTGGCTTGTTGTGAACTCTTCTCCCGGCGCTACGCCCGTGTCCAGTGGCGGTGGGATCATGCCAGCAATGATTTGGGGATAAAACATGGCAGCACCGAATTTAGTATCACCGACAACCATAAATGGTAAGACTGTGACGGTTGATTTAAGCTCAACCTCAGCGACGTCAATTCTCAGCAATGCTGCATCATCCGGTAAGGTGTTAAAGGTTAATGCACTTTATGTAGCCAACGTAGACGGAACGAGTGCTGCTGAAATCACAATCAACTACTACTCTGCTGCTGCGCTTGGTGGTACAGCAACGCCAATTGCTTCTACGGTTTCGGTTCCGGCGGATGCAACGCTTGTGGTGATTGATAAAGATGCTTACGTTTATCTTGAGGAAAATACATCACTAGGTGCTACGGCTGGCACAGCAAGCGATTTGAAGATTGTTTGCAGCTACGAAGATATTAGCTAGGAGTCGCCATGCCCAGAGGTAACGGCGGGATAATCGGCCCCGCAAACATACCAACACTAAGCTCGGCCAAAGGTGTTTGGTCGCTCATGGAGCAGTTGATCGCTAAACAGCAAGGCATCTGGCCTTTAGCTGGTGGTTATATTGTCGTCCAAACCTTTACCGCTACGTCTACTTGGACTTGCCCTACTGGTGTTACCAGTGTTGATTATTTGGTTGTTGCGGGTGGTGGCGCGGGTGGGTCAAATATTGCTCCAGCTGCTGGCTTTGGTACTGGGGGTGGTGGAGCGGGTGGTTTTAGAACTGGCACTGGATTATCTGTCACTGCTGGAACCGATTACACAATTACTGTTGGTGGTGGTGGCGCAGTTGCATCAAGCGCAAACGGCGGCAATGGTCAAGACTCTTATATAAAAGGTTCTCCTATCAGTGACAGCCCTGCAAATAGCCCAGCAGGAACCAATCCGTATGGGCCAAATGCTTTAGTTTCTTATGGAGGTGGGGGTGGTGGCTCTAGCTCTCCAACAGCTTCAGGAAATGGCTCAAATGGAGGTTCTGGTGGTGGTGGCGGCACACGCTATAGCGGAGCTGGAGGAAGCGGAGGTACAGGTAACACACCATCAGCAACTTCTGATGGCGGTAATGGAGCGCCAGCAAATCCACAACAAGGTAGGAGTGGAGGTGCTGGCAGTACGGTTACAGGAAGTACAGACTCTCAGCTAAATGGCGGCGGTGGTGGCGGTTCAAATGCCTCAACAGGAGCTGGAACTGCTGGAACAACAACAGTTGCAGGCAACGGAGGGGATGGAACTGCATCCTCCATTACAGGTTCTTCTGTAACTTATGCTGGTGGTGGTGGTGGCGCTACTGCTATTTCAACCATTGGGAGTGGTGGCTCTGGAGGTGGTGGTTCTGGCGCAAAAGGAAGTCCGGCGGTAAGTGCAAACCCAGGAACGGCTTATACCGGAGGTGGGGGTGGTGGTGGAACAGCTAATAACGGAAGTAACGCAGGCGCAGGCGGCTCCGGCATTGTTATCCTGAAGTACACCGTACCAAGCCAAACTGTATTTACGTTCAAAGGCACTACACAATGGACAGTACCAACGGGTGTGACGAGTATTGATTACTTGTGTGTTGCAAGCGGTGGTGGTGGTGGTGGTTCTGGGTCAGGTTCATTTGCTGGCGGTGGAGGTGGCGCAGGTGGTTTTAGGATTGGGTCATCACAAACAGTGAGTGTTGGAGCAACGTTAACTATTACTGTTGGTGCTTCATCGCCTGGAGGAGCCGCAGGAAAAAATCGTGGGACAGACGGTAATTTGTCCTCAATTGTGGGCGGCTCTTCTCCCTCTCCTTTTGCATCCCCTGGTATTGTTTCTAATGGCGGTGGCGGAGGTGGTGGTGGTGATGGGGCTGGCGGTCAAACAGGAAACAACGGTGGTTCAGGCGGCGGAAGTTCTCAAGGCTTAGCTGCTGGAACAGGAACGGCAGGGCCGCCAAGACAAGGATACGATGGTGGTGTTGGTGCTGGGACTTCTCCAGCGTTTGCCGGTGGTGGCGGTGGTGGCGCAGGTGGCACAGGAGGTACTGGCTCTACCACTGACGGTGGTAATGGTGGTACTGGTACAGCAAATAACATCACTGGTTCAAGCGTTACTTACGCTGGCGGAGGCGGTGGTGGCGTAGATTCGCGGACATCTGGCCCATCTGGTTCCGGTGGTTCTGGCGGTGGCGGAGCAGGTGGGAAAGGCGCAGCGGGATCAGCGGGGACTGTTAACACAGGCGGTGGCGGTGGCGGTGGCGGAACCGGCCCAGGATTGTCTGGTGCTGGAGGAACAAGCGGCTCCGGTATCGTAATCATAAAAATCAATCAATAACATGACTACAAAAGTTTATAAATTTCTAGGCATTGATACAGCCATGCACTTGCTTCGTCCAGGTGCAAAGTGGGAAATCAGTAACAACGTCTTTACTCGGTGGGATGATCCACGGCCATGCCCAAGCATTGAAGAAGTGTATTGGGTCATT